TTGGTCTAATAATCCTTTACCTTCTTTACCCATTTCAGAAAACTCCGCTTGAAAATCAACGTCTTTGCCTGACATTACATCCTTCATTATTTGCCCAACTTTCTCTGGGTCTGCTATATTTAACAAATCTCTTATGCTTTTTGCGGACATCACATCTCTATCTGTAACTATATCTGTAAGTCCTTCATAACCATCTCTAAAGGCTTCAGTTATTTCTTGTCCTACTTTGGATGTTGCTAAAGCTCTAGACGTTCTACCAGCTATTTTGGCAATATTAGCTTCCATACTTTGTTGTAAATTTAATTGTTCTTTCGCCAATTCTTCCATTGTTTTTGGTTTCGCTGCTTCTAATATTTTGTTAAGTTCTTCAGGGCTGTCGGTACGGGCCAATAAATCTTGTAAATTTTGTTCAGTCCCATCTATGGATATCACGTATTGTCCATCCTTCATTTCTGACAGATTTGCAACCATTTTTTGTTGTTCTTCAGTCATGAATTCAGGAAATCTAATTTTTGATAATTTATTATCTAATTCTGCGCTTCCAAGTGCCATTTTTGTTAAATCTTCATAGGTCATACCCATTTCTTGAGCCAATTCTCTCATTCTCAATTTTCCTTCAGGAGCTATCTCAAAATTACCCGCCTCTCCCATTGTAACAAATTGTTGGGTCATTTGAGCAAGTTGATTTTGTAACTCAGCTGGGTCATTTATTGACAAATCCATCAATCTTAATGGGTCCAATAGTTGTGATTGTGTTACTCCTAATCTTTGTAGTGCGGCCGACATTTCAATCGCCTTTTCAGGCTTATAAAGATTTTCCGCAAAATTAAGTGTTTTACTCATGTCAATTCTCATACTTGTGGCCTGTGCCGCCATCTTTGCCAGTCCATCCACTCCTCCTTGGAAATTGTACTTGTTAATGGCGTTCATGTTGTTCATGGCTTGTGAACTGACGGCTTGTACACTTAGACCTTGTTGTCTGGCCGTATCAACTATTTTTTGCATTCCGTCGGCTACTCCATATGCCGACACTCCAATATTTTTGAAGTTTTCAAATAATGTTTTTGATTCAATTCCTGTTACCTGTTGTGCTGCGAAAATATCATCGTAAGAATCGGATGTTAACATAACAGCCCTTCCCAAAGTATCTATTAAGTTTGTCTGTATTGTTGCAACATCACCAAATTTACCACCTAAAGCCTCAACGGATGTTGCGGCGTCCACCAAAGCCATTTTGATACCACCAATGTTGTCTCTACCCTGACCGAAACTTTTAGCAACTTTTGTTGCGTCTGCGTCGATTTCTTGTACAGTATTTAAAAGATTTTGTAGTTTTGGTTCAAAATTACCAAAAAAAGCATCCATACTTTTACTACCCAACTGTGTTATAAAGGTGTAAAAATCAGTGGCAGCTCCCTTATTTTGGTCCGATGATGATGGTGTTGGTTGATACATTATTTATTCTTTTAAAATAAATACTTTATTTTAGGTTTTAGGAGTATTGAGTTCAATTACTTTATCAACCAAATATTTTCTAAAATAAGTTGGCATCAACAAAAAATCTGAGTACGATGTACTAAGATTTTTGGATAATATAATATATTCGTTAGCTAACGATATTGAGTGACTAGAAGAAAGGCCGAAAAAATTCTACCCCAAAGACGATGTCGACATCTATCTTATCTCCTGATGGGGTAACTATTGTTTTATTTAAATCTAACGATGGAATATTTTCAGATATGAACTTTCTGATATATTTTGAATCACCGATTGGTAATTTGTCTATAAATAATGCAATTTGACCTGAGTCAGAATTACCATCAATTTCAACAATTTGACGTTGTAATTTCATTGTAACTTTAGGAGCGACTCTACCTTTAGGATAATTTTCGGCAATTTTATCTATCTCAAATAATTCTCCAAAAGATAGTGGTCGTATTTTTACCGAACTACCACTTACAGGTAATTTTGTAGAAAAAGTACCATCCTCGTTTGGAGATACCTTTCCTTTCTTAATATTTATTTCGTCCAAAATAAGTGTTTCTTCAAATTCTTTCTTGCTTTTTGGGTCCTCCAACTTTACTTTATATTCAGGTCCGAAAGATGTATTTCTTAGAAATAAAAGTACCGCTTGAATATCTTCCTCTAAAAGTTCTTCGGGTTTCAAGTCGTGTTCGTAAATCTTATTTCTTAATAAGGTCATAACGATATTATCTCGAGTACCTAACCCAGACATTAGATAATTTTCATCGTTAGCTGTTAAATAACCAACTTTTATTGATTTTTTCTTAGATTTGTAAAAAACACCACCTGTTGGTAAAACAACCACGTCATGTGGTAGATTGAAATTTTCGGTTGCCGCCTTTAATAATGATTCATCCATAATATTATTCCTTTAGATTATCGTTTTGTTGATTTTCTGTGGGATTTTTTTTATTTTTATTATGTCTGTTTAAAAATTCTTCCTCTGTTTGGAAGATTTTTCCACAAGTATTACATGTATATCCTGTATTATTTTCCATATCAAACAAAAAATCCCATATTAATAATATGGGATTTATAAAATATTGTAAAGTATATGATTAATAAACCAATATACAACGGTCCATTCTCATTTTTGCAGTCACTGTTGCGAGTTTGTCATCACTATAACTCAAACTGTTGAAATTTACATCGTTTAGGAATGTTCCTTCTAAAATCCATTTTTCTACAACTACGCCAGTTGGGTCCAACATTTCAAGGTCAACGTTCTTTTTATAACCCGCAGCGTAACCCATACGACCTGTTACTGATTCTGCACATAGACGAACCCATTCCATTAGGGCTTGAGACGCCGAAGGTCCAATTGGGTCTCTAAATGTCACTGTAATTTCACCCCATGTGAATCTACCAGCAACATATGTTGAGGTATTTAGGAACTGAATCTCAGTACTCCCAATCGTAATATGTGGTCGAGCGGCGGATTCAACGAACCACTCGTTTATACCTAATGTGGAAGGAAAACGTAAGATAAACCTGTTATTCCTTTTTGGTTCATAAGGTATGGGCATTTTCATTAGTAAATCAGCCATCGTATTTTTGTTTTAAAATTTTTATTCTTTTTTATTTATAAATATCCACTTATATTTTTTTTCTATTTACTTTTACTTTTTTAGAAATAAATTACATATTAATATCACTAGTAAAATTTAATAAGGTTTTTTTACTCCACCTGCTGTTGATATAGTCTTAATTATATTTTCTGGTTCTTTTTCGAAATGACTTTTTACTTTTTCTAAGTTTCTTAAATCATCATCTGAAAATCCAACTGTTGGTATAAAGTTATTGGATACTCTGTTTTTAAAGTATGCCTTTTTCTGTAGATGTTTTGAAAATCTTTTTACGTAACCTACAAAATCATTTAGTGCTTTTATCTTACCTTCTTCGGGACTAACCGCACTACCTTTACCATAAGTTACAGGATAAAAACGACACATGTTTAGATACTCACGAATCATTTCCTTTTTTGAGGACTTACCTAAACCTTCCAAATCACGATATTTTTCTAAGTTTTTCATTAGTTCATTTGAATCTATACCCATGTGATTTGATATTATCATATTGTATACAGATTCTTTCATAACGTTTGGAGTGTGACCTCTGGCGGTAACAATAGAAAATATTGACCCATTATTAATCGCTTCGACAAAATCATCCCACGCGGGACCTGGTTTTCCTAATAACGAATCAATTATAAACTGTTTGTCTCCCTTATCACTAAAATACCTAAAAGGGTCATCTGCAAAACCAACTATTTTGTGACCTTCGTAATCGAATGGTTCTTTACCAATTTGCATTCGATACTCGGCAAAATCTTCAGTAGACATACCAATTTCATTATTTTTGTCATCTTTTAAAATAATCTTAGTCGGCATTGTTAAAATATTATCATCCCAATCAAAGGCGTAATATTTTAAGTCAGGTGTCCCCTCATCACTAATTCCTTCAATTAATTTTTTTACTTTCATATTAAATAAATAAAGACAAACCGGTTTTTACACCGGTCTGTCTTATTAATTTTTATTAGATATTCTCGAACGAAGCACCTGTTGGAGTGATATAGAAAGTAATATCTATAAACTCTAAAGACCTAGTTGGTTTAATGTAAATTTTACCTGTCATTTGGTTTCTATCTAAGTCAGCAACATCTGAAGAAACTGTTACACGGAAATCGTATAAACCTCTGTCTCTTCTAATCGCGTCCAAGATTGGGTTAACCGCATCCAAGAAATCTTGTCTTACTTTTTGGTCGTTTTGTTCAAACAACAATCTTACAGAAACCGCAGAAATCAACTTACGTGCTTGTAACAACAATCTACGAACATTAATTCTGTCAAGTGCCGACTGTCTAATTTGAAGTGTTTTATTACCCCAAATTACAGTACCAACATCAGAGAAAGTTGCAATCGGGTTAATTCTACCTTGATACAAAGTATCTCTGTCTTCCTGAGTCAGTTTCTTACGAGCTTTGATAGCATTTACAATACCACGAGTGTAACCAGCCGCCGCGAACCATGGGAATGCGATGTTATCTGTCAAGGCTAAGTTTCTTGTAACTTCAGCGGTTGCTGGGAGATAAATTTGTGTATTGTTTACTGTATCTCTAGTAAGAACCCAAGGATAATATGTGCAAGTATAGTTTGAGTCCAAACCGGCAGTTTCCAAATTGTCAACCGCTTCCTGAGGATAAATTAATTCAGTAGGTTCACCCGCAGTAGGAGAAAACATATTGTAGTCAGGAGTTGTTGTAATGTATAATGAGTCAGCTCTGTCGAACTCAATCATTTCTACCGCAGCTTCAACTAAATTTGAATGATTCACATAATCTATACCAGGAGTTGTAAACACGTTGATGTTAA